CCTGGCTAAATACCAGGGAGGAAACTTTCGAGTCGAGAGACTCTCTGTTGTGACTTCGAATAGCGTTGTTATGGAGGTTTTCTTATGATCGTTCGTGCTGGCAGTAAAACTGTTCGCAAGAATCGAGCTATTACCCCAGTTGTCCGAGCCTCTCCCTATGGTTATAAACAATATAACCAAAACGGAGGGCTTGTTTCAACTGGTGCTACTTTTGGGAGTTTTACAACCCAGAGTCGCACCGAGGAAATAGTGTACACTACACGTCCGCGTGGAAACAATGGTTTTCTCCACTCGAATATGTGTGTCCATAAGAAAAATTCTTACTATTATAGCGGTAATATGGATGAGTTTCAAATCATCAATATTATCAATGACCCTGGTCACGCCGGCTGGTATTACCAGTATTGGAGTGGTCATGGTAAATCTATAATAGCTCATGCTTCTTGTGTCGCAGCCGCGAAAGCGGCCTTGGGTACTACCCTTGGTACTGATTATGTATTCAGTAATGCGCAGGCCTGGATTAATGATGCTACATCAAAATCTAAACCTGACCTTACACGTCTCGATGCCCTCAACTTTGCAGTGCAAGCTGGGGCTATCGCCGATTTGTATGGCACATTTAAGCAACACGCTAATTTAGTTTCGAATGTGGGCAGTAACTACCTTGCCTTGAAGTTTGGCCTGCTCCCCGATATCGGGGACGTCCAAGCTGCAGTGGCGGGAGTATTGAACTTCCGTTCGAAATTAGATGCCTTCGACAAGGCTCGTGGTACGATTGTTCGTAACCGCGTTGTCCTTGTTGGAGATTCGATAGTTAAGACTGGCCTGCTCTCTCCACCGTATGAAACTAATTCTCATACTACGTGGAGAGCGGTCCTTGCCAGGAAAGTTGAAGCTTTTATCTATTACCGACCCGAGAGAATTGAATCTTTCGGGGAAGTTGATAGAGCCTTTCGTGGCTCGTTAGCCACGTTTGGCGTAGAGCTTAACCCGCGCGTTGCTTGGGATGCTATTCCCTTCTCCTTCGTTGTCGATTGGTTCTTCAACGTTGGAAAAGTTCTGGAGCAATTCAAGATAAACGCGTTGGAACTTCCGGTCACTTATATTGATTCAGCAATCCAATATAAGCAACAGTTAACCATCGGTTCGGAGACATCGCTGGACGTTGGCAGTTCAGTAAGTACTTCGACATCGTGGCCGACTAGTACAACGATTGAAGATGTCTTCTTTCGTTGGCCTATTTTTGCGGACTATACCACCCTTTCACAGATGGGTTTCCGCATGCCGACCACAAGCCAGGCGACACTTTTACTTGCGCTTGGCGCCACTCTCACTGCGTAATTTTCTCAGTGAGTACTCTGCGTGACGCTTCTGCGTTTCGCAACCGTGTACGGAGGCTCCGTATAACTCGTCTTTAGACGACTAGTGCAAACTAGGCAAAAGCCCCTTGTGGGGGTGGAGTATCCTATGGCTCTCACTGCTACTCAGACTCTTTCCAAAGACTCTGCCACAGATGTTGACACCAATACCGTAGTTTATACGGCACAGGCTCAAGATCTTGGTAAGTCTGTCTTTTCTGTCTCGGGTTTAACACTCCCGTCTCAGAAATTATTGACTGTGTCTCATGACACTGGAAAGAACGGAGAACAACGGCATCTGGTGCGCCTCGATCGAACTGAGGTCGACGCCCTGCTTGTCGCCGCGACGGTGTCCGTTTATATGGTCATCGTCCGTCCTATCAGTACCGCTATTACGAACGCCATCATTCTCGAGGAAGTTAATCGTTTGATTGACTTCTTCATTGAGGGTGGTGCGAACGCTAACGTTACTGCAATCCTCAACAGCGAAAACTAGCTGTTGTGGATGTTTGTAGCGACCAATAGGTCTGCTGTTAGGTGTGATCCGTTGGTAGTCCGGACTGTGGTGAGTAGCTAATAGGGATGCTTCTGGAGGTTGTCAATGTCAATTGGTGACCTGAAAAGCCTTCTCCTATTTTGGGAGAACCTAGCGAAAAACCATCGCTACCGCCCCTATCTTACCGAAAGGGATTTTCAAACCTTTCGCAGACGAGGCGAACACGAGGGCTTCACTTTCTTAACGACGGCTCTTCCATCAATTGGTAGAGCGCTCGATTCTTTCCATGCTACAACTGCATGGGAATGTCCTCCGGATTTTTCTTCGGAGGAGGTCACGATATCCCGTAGCTTTGACGGTAACACCGTCATTGTGAACAGATACCGTGATCATGAGAAATCTCCTGAGATAGAAATATCTTGTGAGACTTCCATCACTCGCATCCCTCATTTTCTGGGTTATGCGATCGATTGTGCGTTAAGTGGTGATTCTCTAGCCGTAGATTGCGTACGTCAGTTAACGTACGTTTTCTATAAACTGGAGGTAACACATGACAAGAGTAAAGAAGCAGAATTCCTCGTCAATTTTAAAAGAGTTGATGAGAGTCTTGCTTGTACATTTACTGCAGATGATACAGAATCGTCTGCACTAATATTACACATGCGCGGTATCATTTCAAGGATTCTGTGTAATACAGATCCTCTTGATATTCGTCCATGTCATGGTGGCGGCGCAACCGCTTGCCATACTCCTAATTGGGAAAAGTGGCATAAGCTTAAGTATTACCCTAAGCTTGATGCTATCTTCTCTTATTCTGATTACTTCTTTCTATCCTATACTCATCTAGCTGATGAAATGGGATTGTTGGAAAATAGTCAGGACATGTGTGTCCCTAGGGCACGAGTTGTTTTAGTGCCCAAGGATTCTCGAGGTCCACGAGTGATCTCATGTGAGCCCGCTGAGATGATGTTCATTCAGCAAGGCCTCATGAGAAAGCTCTATGAGATTGTCGAGAGCCATCCACTTAGCCGTGGTCAGATAAATTTTACTGACCAGTCTATCAACAATAGTCTTGCTAAGTTGGCTTCTGAAAAGAACCATCTTGCAACTATTGATTTGACGGACGCTTCTGATCGTGTTTCACTTTCCTTAGTTCGTCAGGTTTTTCCTGAGAATTGGGTTAAGTGCCTTGAAGCTTGTCGCTCCGAGGAAACAACACTACCAGATGGCTCGGTGGTTAAGCTTAACAAGTTTGCCCCTATGGGCAGTTCTTGTTGCTTCCCAGTTGAAGCACTTGTCTTTTGGGCAAGTGCGCAGGCTGCAATACACATGAACCAAGTGCGGATGATGAACAGGGAGGGTTTAAACCTCACTGCGATATCCACGTGCCCAGTTTATGTGTATGGTGACGACATCATTACTCCCTCAAATTATGCAGGGGTAGTGGTGAGAGGTCTTGAACGAATTGGCCTTGCGGTCAGTCCTAACAAGACCTTTGTGGATGGTCCCTTCCGAGAGTCCTGCGGTGGTGATTATCATAAAGGTTATGATGTCACTCCCGTTCGGATGCGGAAGATACCATCTATTCAAGGTACTGGCGTTTGCACTACCGCAGATTTAGCAAATTCTTTAGTTGCTAAATTTGGTTATACTGATGCCCTACTGAATGTTCAATTACTTGAGCAAACACTGGGCTATGTATTTCCGCGGACCGAACTACCCTTACCGGGTACAATTCGGATTTCTCCGCGCGCTAGTAACGATGTCTTTTTCTGTAGGAGATACAACAAAAACCTCCAGAGATATGAACATCGTGTGCTCTCTCTTGCTAGTAAGGTATTAACCAAACAGTCCCCAGATTGGGGAGAGGTCCTTAGGAAGGATCTCCAAGTAAAAGCATTAGCAGACGAGCCTGACTCCTACTCGCATTGGTCTGTACCTGTCGATGCGAGGTTGAAGCCAGGTCAGTATGCCGATACCCATTCGGCACGCCAAAAATGGGGCTGGGTGTGGCTAGGTTAGCCACACCGTGGTTCTCCG